AAGTCCGCTTCCCCTTTATTCGAGAGCTGGTGGATGAGCTGCAGGCGTATGAGTGGAATGATAAGGACCTGGTGACGGACTGTGTGATGGCGCTTGCTCTGGCCCTCTGGGCGGCGGGGCCGAGGACGAACGTGGAGTTTGCGCCCAGCATTTGGAACTAGGCGGGAGTGAAAGATGGCAAAGGTGACGGCAGTGGATCAACTGTGGCTGGAGCGGCTGGCAGAGGCGGAATACGAACGAGAGTTGCGCTATCGAAAGGCCTGGGAGGCATATTATGGCAATTTCCGGAAGCCTTTGCGAGTGCGAACCGGTCAGGTAGATGACAATGTCCTGGTGAACTTTTGCCGGCTGATCGCGGATAAGAGCGTGGCTTTTCTCTTTGGCAACGAACTGGGCTTTGAGCTGGACGAGCTGGCTGATACCGCAGCCGAGGAGTGGCTACAAGAGTGCTGGCGGGTGAATCACAAAATGCAGTTCCTCCAAAAGCTTGCGCTCAACGGAGCTGTCTGCGGACACGTGTTTGCAAAGATCGTTCCGCGCGAGCCTTACCCTAAGCTTGTAAATGTGTCGCCAGAGTATGTGCGAGTGGTAACTTCTCCAGACGATATGGAAGAGGTTGTTGCCTACACTATCCAATACCAGGCGCGGGGATTGCAGGGGGAGCAGTTGACTATCCGCCAAACGATCTCCAGGGAAGGAGATGGCTCCTGGATGATCCGCGACCAGGTAGCGGAACGGTATGGGCCGTTTATCACCAAATCGGAGGTTCGCTGGCCCTGGCCCTGGCCGCCGATTGTGGACGCGCAGAATCTCCCTTCTCCGAACGAGTATCTGGGTATCGCGGATATTGAGCCTGACATCATCGCCCTGAACGACGCCATCAATTTCGTCATCTCGAACATCGCACGGATCATCCGCTATCACGCGCACCCCAAGACCTGGGGCAAGGGGTTCCGGGCCAACCAGCTGAATATCGCTGTCGATGAGACGATCGTGTTGCCCTCGGAGAACGCTGAGCTGCACAACCTGGAGATGCAGAGCGACCTGTCCTCCAGCATCGAGCTGTACAAGCGATTGAAAGAGGCCTTGCACGAAATCAGCCGGGTGCCGGAGGTGGCAACGGGAAAGGTAGACAGCATTGGAGCCCTTTCTGGTGTGGCGTTGCAGATCCTCTACCAGCCCTTGTTGGAGAAGATTCGGGCCAAGCGAGAGACGTACGGAGAATTGCTGATTGAGTTGAACCGACGGCTACTGGAGATGGCCGGCTTTGGCCCGGATAACATCGTCACGATTCACTGGCCAGAGCTCTTGCCGCGTGATGCGAAGGCAGAGCGGGAGACGGCATTGCTCGATCAGCAGCTGGGCGTGAGCCAGGACACGATTCTCCAGCGGCTGGGATTTGACCCAGAGCTGGAACGGCAGAAGCGAGAGGCCAGTTCTGCAGAGCTTGGTGAACAATTGCTGACGGCGTTCGAACGAGGCGAATAGTCACGGTCGACGGAGGAAAGTCTATGGCCAAGGGGCCCGCGCCGACACGAGTCAAGATAGACTTACCCTGGGCCAAGCGGATCAGGTTGATCTTTATCAGCGACGAGCACATTGGCAATGCGGAGAGCGATGAGAAGCTGCTAAGCGATTCGGTTCAGTCTTTGACGATGGACGAACACAGCTACGCGATCTTTCTGGGCGATGCGATCGATGCCATCAACGTCCAGGACAAGCGGTTCAATCCAAGGTCCCTAGCACACTGGCTCACGGTTGGCGACCTGGTGGACTTGGCCGAAGCGGAAGTGACCCACTATGCCGAGCTAGTACGTACGGCCAGTGGACGAACTCTGGCCCGACTCAAAGGCAATCATGAGGATGCCTTAGCTCGGTACTATGAGCGGGACGTGTACCGGGAGCTCTGCAATGCATGCGAGGTCCCAGAAGAGCGACGTCTCGGGTATTGCGGTTTCGTGCGTCTGAGGATCGCTGACACGTCTGGCAAGGTATTCACGCGGCGGAAAGGGAGTCGACGGGCATGGAACGTCGATCTCTTTTTGCACCACGGGCACGTGGGCGGCCGGCTGATGGGCGCCAAGGCACTAGCGCTAGAGCGGTTGCCCATGTCATTCCGGGCCGACATTTACGCGATGGGCCATAGTCACACCAAGCTGGCCGCGATGAAAAGGGTAATCGCTTACGAGGGGACGAGGCAGATCGCGCTGGTGAATAGCGGTGCATTCCTGCGCGTCTATCAGAGCGGGGCGGAGACCTATGCCGAGGCCAGGCTTCTGTACCCCCAGGAGCTGGGGCCGGTGGAGGTCTGGCTCTTTCCGGAAGATCGTCGGATGAGGCTGGTGATGTGACCGACGAGTGGGGGCAGATCTACCAGATTGAGCGACGTTTCCAGCGAGATCTCTTGCGGCGTGAGCGCAGCGCGGCGTCCGAGATGGTCAAATATTATGGCCAGATCTGGGGCCAGATTCAGAGGCAGCTCACTGAGCTAACGCGCAAGATCAGCGAGGCCAGAGCAGCCGGTGAGGAGGTGAGCCCGGCATGGCTCTTCCAGCAACAGCGACTGGAATCACTGCAGCTGCAAGTAGAAGTCAAGCTGAGAGATTTCGCGCGATATGCGGAGGACATTATCCGCTCGCAGCAAGACAAAGCTATTGCGGCGGCTCAGGATCATGCCGAGCAGTTGGTGATGGCAAGCCTGGGGAAGCCACCTCCCGGGATAGTCCTCCGCTGGGACCGGCTACCTCAAGAGGCGGTTCAGGACATCGTGGGCTTTCTGCAGGACGGATCGCCACTACGAACGCTGCTGGACGACCTGCCTGGAGAGGCCGGCCAAGCGGTCGCCGATGCCCTGGTGCGAGGGGTGGCGCTAGGGCTCAACCCGCGAGAGGTAGCCCGACAGGTACGGCGTGAAATGGGCATGAGCTTGACGCGGGCGCTGCGGATCGCCAGGACGGAGACCTTGCGAGCCTATCGCGAGGCGTCTCTGCGGAGTTACCGAGCGAACAGAGATATCATCAAGGGCTGGATCTGGCATGCTCATCTGGGACCGAGGACATGCGCGGCTTGCATTGCGATGCATGGCACTGTCCACCGCCTGGATGAGAAACTGGACGATCACCCCAATGGGCGCTGTGCCCCGATTCCGCTCACTAAAAGCTGGAAGGAGCTGGGGCAGGAGTATGGCATTGACCTGAGCGATCTGCCAGACACGCGAGTACAGGTGGAGCGCGGGACTGACTGGTTCGCCAGACAACCGGAGGATGTACAGCGGCGCATTTTGGGGCATGCGGGGTATGAGGCGTGGCGGGCTGGGGCGGTGCGGCTGGAGGATTTTGTAGGACGCAAGAGGAGCAAGGAGTGGGGGCCGCACCGATATAGACGGTCGCTGCGGGAGTTGCTGGGGGGGAGAGAGTCAAAGGCCTGGCTGATGCGTGCTAGGTTGGTTGCACAGATAGAGGCTATGTCTCCAGCGGATGTGCTTGTAGTCGGTGAGCTGAGGGCGAGCATGGTTACGTCTTGGACTGTGCCCACAAACCGCAAGGTTGTGCTCACTGGGGAACGCCGGTGGCACTATCTTGAGAGGCATCCAGAGATGCGTCAGTTTGAGGCTCTTTTGAGAGATGTTCTGTTGGAGCCCGATGCAGTTTGCCGGAACAGGACGGACGAGGAGGTAGCGATATTCTACCGGCGCCATGACGTGGAGCACTATCTAAGGGTGGTGGTTTTGATGCAGAGGGGAGAAAAGGGAAAGTACAAGCATTCGATCTTGTCCTTTCGCCTGGCGAAGGTGGACGAATATCGAGGCGATCTCGCGCGCGCTGTGTGGAGAAAAAAGAAATAATGCCCGCTCTACGGGCATTATCACAGCTGGGCCGGACCACCAGTCCCGGCGTCTGCCTTGACTGGCCTGGTTCTCACCAGGACTCAGTGCGTGAGATGGTGGACTTCCTCACCTCCAGCTATTCATAATATAGCTCAAAAAGGTTCCTCCGTCAAGCAGTTGACATATGTGCTCGGAAAGTTTAAAATATATGTAAACAATTGAGCGATTGGTTGAGAGCGCGGCTTTTCTGCCGCCGGTTTCGGACCATAACGGTCCAGCCGGCGGCTTTTTTTGTTGTCGCGGAGGATTGGAAGATGGCGGTAAGCAACAAGCCATGGGGACAGTTTCGCGAAAGCGATTACACACTGGAGCAGTGGCACCGGGCATGCTTGATCCATTTGCATAGCGGAGCACCAACCGCGAAGGCGCAGTGCAAACTGCCCGTGCGGGAGCCGGATGGGACACTGAATCGCAACGGCGTCCATGCAGCGGCGGCCGCATTAGCAGGTGCTCGAGGCGGGGTGAAAGCCCCAGCGGCTGAGAAGAGAAAGGCCGCCCGGGCTCTAGTACGGCTCTACAGGCGAGAGCTGAAAGAAGAGCCGCCTGAAAGCATATTGAGGATCGCAGGAGTAAGGTAGATGACTGAGGAACAAGAGCGCGTCCAGGGGACGCAAGGGGAGCCCCAGGAGGGCAACACGCCAGAGGAGGGCCAGAAGCCCATAGAAGGTGAAGGCCAGGAGCCGGAGCCGCAGCGGTTCGACGCGGAGTACGTTCGGAAGCTCAGAAGTGAGGCCGCTCAGTACCGCAAGAAACTTCGAGATCTAGAGAAAGCTCTGAAGGCCAAAGAAGAAGCCGAGCTCTCAGAGCAGGAACGCCTGCAGAAGAGAGTAGTCGAGTACGAAGCTAAGCTGGCTGAGCTGGAGCGGGAACGCCAGGAGCGAACTCTCCAATATGAAGTCAAGCTAAGAGCGGCAAAGCTGGGGATCGTAGATCCCGATGCAGCCTGGAGGCTGGTAGATCTGGCAGCCATTGAGTTCAATGAGGATGGTATCCCTTTGAACATCGAGGATGTCCTGAAAGATCTTCTGAAAGCCAAGCCCTACTTGAGAGGGACCCCAGCTGCTCCTCCCATGGGAGCTACCAATCCCGAACGAAAACGTTCGACGAACCTCACGAGGGAAAGCTTGAAGAAGATGAGCCCTGAGGAGATCAATCAGCACTGGGAGGAGATTTCCCGGTTTCTCTCTGAAGGGCGATAGCTGGAGGTAAGTAGACATGGCTTTAGAGAACTTTATCCCTACAATCTGGAGTGCCCGACTTTTAGAGAACCTGCAGAAGTCGCTGGTATATGGTCAGGGGACCGTGGTCAATCGAGACTACGAGGGGGAGATCCGGGACGTCGGTGACTCGGTTCGGATCAACGCGATCGGGTCGATCACCGTATCCGACTATTCGAAGGACACCGACATTAACGCTCCCGAGGTCCTCCAGGATGCCAGTTTGCTGCTGACGATCGAGAAGGCAAAGTACTTCAATTTCGCTGTTGATGATGTAGATCGTGTGCAGCAGCGTCCTAAGGTGATGGACGCTGCCATGAGAGAGGCGGCCTACGCCTTGAGAGACGCGGCGGACCAGTACATCGCAAGCGTCATGGTAGCTGGGGCGGGAGTTGCTCACGGGACGGATGCCTCTCCCACAGTCCTGGATACCGCCGCGAAGGCTTACGAGATGCTGGTGGATATCGGGACGAAGCTGGACGAACAGAATGTTCCCAAAGAGGGGCGGTGGATCATCGTTCCCCCTTGGATCTACGCTCTGTTCTTGAAGGACAGTCGCTTCGTCAGCGCGGGAACTGCGCAGACAGATCGAGTTCTGGCCAACGGTGAAGTAGGACGAGCCGCAGGGTTCACGATCCTCGAATCGAACAACGTTCCCGTCAGCTCCAGTAAGTATCGAGTCCTGGCTGGGGTTCCCCAGGCCTGCTCCTTCGCCGAGCAGATCATGAAGGTCGAGGCATACCGTCCTGAGAAGAGGTTCGCCGATGCTGTGAAGGGCCTCCATGTATACGGTGCGAAGGTGGTCCGTCCGCAAGCCCTTTGTCTGGCGATTTGCAGCGCGAGCTAGGAGGTAGAAGATGGCTAGAGATGCCGTATCTGTTACTGATTTAACTGTTAATGGGGCGGTGGCGATGGTGGCTGGGGTTGATATCAACCCTACCAACGGTGCCACCATTGATGCCGACGGAGACACCCAAAGACTGATCATTTGGATCCAAAACACCTACGCCGGTACGAAAGCAGCGACGATCAAGGCAGGGAATAATCCTCCCGCCTTCGCCTCTGGACAGGGAGACCTGAGCGTCAGCCTTACCCAAAACCAGGAGAAGTTTGTCGTCATCGAGTCCGCCCGCTTCGCTCAGGCGGATGGCTCGATTTACGTAGACTTCGACACAGGAATGACCGGAAAGATCGCCGCCTATCGTCTGCCGAAGGTTTAGACAATCTCCTGCGGCCTGGTCGGCAGAGTTTCCTCCTTTTGCTCACCGGCCAGGCCGCGCCCCCGTAGGAGGAGGCTATGGCAGTGCGGACCAGCATGGTGGACTTGATCAGTCGTGTCCGGATGCTTATCTCCGATCCTGCTGGCGAAGGGCAAACCTTCACCGATCAGGAGATCCAGGACGTTCTGGACAGGTACGGTACAACCGTCAACTACATGGAGTTGATACCTGCCGAAACGATTGCTGCCGGCGGATCGGTCTCGTATCTGGACTATTACGCTGACGTTGGAGACTGGGAAGCGGACGAGAAGCTCTATGATGCCTCTTGGAACGAGCTCGCGCCGTCTGCCAGCGATCGCCTGACGGGGCATTGGGCGTTTTCCGAGAGCCAGACGCCGCCAGTTACGATCGTCGGCAAGTTTTACGACGTCAACGCTGCGGCCGCCGATTTGCTGGAGGCCTGGGCAACGAAAGTCGCCCTAGATTTTGACTTTTCAACCGACGGTCAATCTTTTCGGCGTAGCCAGAAAAGAGAGGCTCTTTTGGAGCTGGCCGCACAGTATCGAAAAAAAGCCAGGCCGACCAGAGCCTGGCTTGTACGAGGTGACACATGAAGACTGTAGCGACTATCTGGAAGATCATCGTGACGGCCATTATTGGAGTCGTCAGTCAGATTTTTGGGGTATGGAATCAAGTGATGACGGCACTCGCAATCCTCATTGTGCTTGACGTAGTGACTGGCTATCTTCGAGCTTTTATCCAGGGCAGGCTGTCCAGTAAGGAATCGTTTCGAGGAGTTGCGCGAAAGCTGCTCATCTTCATTCTGATCGCCGTCGCCGTCCAGGTGGACCGACTGGTCGGGCTGAATGGTACGACAAGGGACCTGGTGGGCGCTTTCTATTGCGCCAGCGAGGGGTTGAGCATTCTAGAAAACGTTGTAGCTGCCGGTCTGCCGGTGCCTGAGTTTCTCCGAAACGCGCTCCATCAGATCAAGGAGCAGAAATTCGAGCATGTTAAGTAATGCAGACCTGCTGGCAATGCGCACCGCGGTACAAGAGGCGATGCCAGACAGCGCGCAGGTTCGGCGCAAGACGCTGGCAAGCGACGGGGCAGGGGGGCTCATCCCGACTTGGGAGGATGTAGCTACGATCGCTTGCCGACTGGCGCCTATAGGTCGTGGCGACGAAGTATTGCTGGCCGGGAAGCCGGCCGAGGAGAGCGTTTTCGTCGTCACGCTGCCCCATGATTCCAACGTCCAGGTTGAGGACCGTCTGGTGATAGGCAGCAGGACGTTCAAGGTCATGTCCATGCAGTCGCGCAGTTGGGAGATCGCCAAATGTGTGATCGTCAGAGAGGACGATGATGGCTAATCCAATTGAGATCAAGATCGTGTTCAACGATCTCCCCAGGCTACAGGGAGAGCTGCGCTCTTTGGCCGATAAGGTAATCCGGAAGGCTGCCGCCGACATCAAGGCCAGGGCGCAGGACAAGGCGCCGATCGACACTGGTTTTCTGAAGAACAGTATTTACATGAAGACGAATCGGGAGAGCGGTTATGCTGCAGCCAGGGCAGAAGCCATGAAAAGCAATCCCGAGGCCACAATGCTGCCCGAAGTCGAAGATCCCGGAGAGCTTTCTGCAATTATCGCCGTAGGGGCAGAGTACGGCGTCTACGTCGAGTTCGGTACAAACAAAGCTCCAGCTAGACCTTACCTGACACCTGCGACCGAGGAAGTTCGGCCAGCACTGACTGAGGCCATGCGCAGAATCTTGGGGAGACTGCGATGATCGAGACACAACTGGTCGAAAAATGGCTATATGACGTTCTATCCAGCGACGCAGGGGAGGGCGGGGTGGCAACGCTCGTGGACGGACGCATCTATGCTTATCATCCGCCACAGGCCGCGACCTATCCGCTAGTCCTTTACAGCCTGCTGAGCGGGATAGACGTGATGACCGTAGGGGCATGCAGAGTCCTGGTCAATTCGGTGTACATCGTCAAAGTAGTTGATCGAAGCGACACAGTAAGCTTCGCGGGCATCAAGCCCGTAGCTGATCGTATCGACCTTCTCCTGCACGACACACAGGGGGAGGTTGAGAGTGGGCGGGTGCTGACTTGCACCCGCGAGGGAGTTGTGAGCTATGCGGAGTTCGAAACGCAGTTCACGCTCCATCTTGGTGGACGGTACCGCATTTTAGCGCAGGAAACATAGGAGAATATGCGATGAGCGAACGAACAGCTATTACGCAAGTCACGCAGATCGGAGTCGAAACGACTCCAGGGACTGCGGTGAGCGCAGACAAGAAACTGCAAGCGGTGCAGATCGTGCCGAGAATTCAGGCGGAGGTCACGCCGTTCAGACCTTTCGGGTCTAAGTTCAACACCTTAGCCTATCTGGGGCGAGAGTGGAGTGAGGCGGATATCAGCGGAATTCCGGCATACAATGACCTGACCTATCTGTTCAACTCGATCCTGGTTGCGACGACCGGCGTCCAGCAGGACACAACGTCTGCGTACAAGTGGACCTTTGAGCCGGCGCAGTCTGCAGAGGATACTGTCAAGACCTTTACTGTAGAACACGGCTCCAATATAAGAGCGGGAAAATTCGCCTACGGTCTGGTCAATGAATTGAGCCTGCGGTTCCGCCGGGATACTGCTGAGTTGAGCGGGGCGATGATCGGACAAAAATACGAAGACGGCATTTCCATGACTGCCGAACCAACGGAGATTACGGCGGTGCCGATCGAGCCCTCGAGTGTCGATGTTTATGTCGATACTGCTTATGGCTCCTTGGGGACCACTCAGTGGACACGGCCATTTGAAGTAGAGCTGCAGATCGGCAACCGCTTCGGGCCAGTCTGGGTGCTGAACTCCAGCGAGGACAGCTGGGCAGCCCACGTTGAGCTAGCCCCCGAAGTCACTTTGCGGATGCTGGTCGAGGCGGATGCGACAGGCATGGGTCTCTTGACCCCGCTCCGCGAAGGGGACAAGCGTTACATCAGGATCAAAGCCGTAGGACCACTCATTGAGGCTACGTACTATTACACTTTACAGATTGATTTGGCCGGGCTCATCACTGAAGTTGGTGAGTTCAGTGATGAGGATGGCGTCTATGCCATCGAATATACGCTGTCCGCCGCATATGACAGTGGCTGGGGCAAGGCTCTCTCTGTAGAGCTTACTAATACTGTAGATGCGCTATAAGGAGCGAGATGGTACAGCTGAGCAAAATCGGACAACGGCGAGATATCATCGTTAAATATGATGAATACGATATCCGTGTGACTTTCAAGCCGGCTGCAATTAACGATCTTTGGCTAGAACGGCTCAGCGCCCTAAGCCCCGAAGACCGACAAGGCTATGCCGAGTTGCTCTGCGAGGTGCTCGTGAGTTGGGATATCGTTGATGATGAGGGAAACGAGCTGAAGCCAACTCCTGACCTGCTCCGCACTTTGCCTGCTGACCTGCTGACGGCCATCAGCATGTCGATAATGGAATCCTTAGCCCCAAACCGGTAGAACGGCGCGATCTGCGCCGATATTTAGCGAGTAACGGCAATTTTGGGACTTTGCCAGATTGGTACCTATTGATCTCAGCGGCAAAGTATTTAGGCGTTCCGCCTTGGGAGCTTCAACGTGCGGGGCTATTTTGGATTAATTATGCAATTGCCGCGATGACAGCTGAAGCACAGGCGGCGGAAGATATTCGACGACGTGAGGAAAGTAAATGGCGGTCACGGCCGCGCAATTACAAGTAAAAGTTGGCGCTGACACCCGTAATGCTGAGCAGGGCCTGCAGAAAGTATCTAAACTCGTAAGGGGAGTGGGCTCGTTGGCATTGAAAGCTGCTGGTGGTATGGCGGCTTTCTTCGCCGTGAAAGGAGCGGCACAATCGGCTCAGACACTTGTCGATTATAGCGGCAAGCTGGAGCAATCGGCGATTGCCTGGGGAACATTGCTTAAGAGCCAGGCAGCTGGTCTCGACATGATGCGCCGGCTCCAGGATTTCGCCAAGAAAACTCCTTTCGATTATTCGGGGATCGAAGATGCCGCCAAACGACTGGTGGCCATGGGCTTCGCCGCAAAGGATGTGCTGCCCTTGATGGAGGATCTGGGCAATGCGGCCAGCGCTCTGGGATTGCGCACTGAGGGAATGAACCGCCTCGTCTTGGCGCTCGGCCAGATGCGTGCCAAGACCAAGGTCTCTGGTGAGGAGATGAGACAGCTGACTGAAGCTGGCGTGCCGGCCTGGGAGATCCTGGCCGATGCCATCGGGAAAACAACGCAAGAGACAATGAAACTGGCCTCCCAGGGGCGCATCTCTTCGCAAGTATTTATCCAGGCGTTTCAGGAATACTCGCGCCAGAACTACGGTGGGATGATGGAGGAGCAATCCCGTACGTTCACCGGCGCGATCAGCAACATCCGAGACAGCCTTCTCCAGTTGGGGAGTACCGCCTTCCAGCCGCTTTTTCAGCAGCTGAGCATCGGAGCGCAGAAATTCGCCGAGTTCCTGAGCAGCAACAGAGCGATGCAATTTGCCCGGGACATGGCCAGCGCAATGGGGAATGTCATACGTGGCATGAGGGAAGCGCTGGACACCGTAAAGCAATTCGGCACTTCTCTGGCCCGGAACAGCGTGGTACGTAGAGCAATCTACACCCTGGTAGGCTGGCTGGAAGAGCAATTCGGGAAACTCGGCAAGATCATAGATCTAGTGATCGAGCATATCAAGTCTGCCTGGAAGCTATTCGGTGACGATATTCAGGCTATTGTCAAGGGCTCATTCAGCTCTCTCGTGACGTCACTCAAAAACCTGATGATGACCATCGGCAAGGTGATCGGCCTGGCGATGGACATCCTGAGCGGCGACTGGGAGGGAGCCTGGCAAAAGCTGCGCGATATCGCGTATCTGGTCTGGGCTAATATCGTGGAGGTGATCGCGAACGCCGTCGAGCGGGTCCTGCGGATTGTGGGCGCGATTTACGGAGCATTCGGAAAAGAGTTCCCGGCCGAACAATGGATTGGGAAAATCGAGGAGGCCAAGCAGGGCTTGCTGGAGTCGAGCCAGGCCGCGCTAAAGGTGAGCGACGATATTGCGAATGGGGCGACTTCTGTAGATAAGTGGGCACAATATATGGCCAGGGGAGAAGAGATTGTCGATCAAGTCACTTCGGGCTTGTTCAAGGCAACGCAGGGCATGGGCGATTTTCGCCAAGCATCTGAAGCCACAATTGACAAGGTAGAGCAGACGACTGATGCGCTTCAAAACGCATCTGCTGCGGCTCAGAACTTTGGCGCAAACTTAGTCAATTCCCTGGTTCTCTCTCACCCGGCGATCGCGCAGACCTCTTTTGAGATCCTCAACCTGCAGCAGCAAATCAAAGGGGTTAATCAGGCAATTGCTGCCAACCGCGACGCCCAGCAGAGATTGCAGGAGCGTATCTCGCGGACGCAGGAGCGTGTGAACAGCCTGAAGGCCGAGCTGCAGGGGCTGCAGGACCGCCTGAGAGAGCTGTCTCAGCCCAGGCTTACTGGCATGGGGCGCTTGGATATGCAGATTCAAGCGCTCCAAGACCACCTGAAGCGCATCGAATTAGCAAAAACACTGAACAAGCCACTCGAAGAGATTATGCGCCGTTTCCCATTGCTGGCAGAAGGGGCGGAAGAGTTTATCGCCACGCTCCCGCAGGGCAAAAAGGCGCTAGAAGACATTCTCCGCAGCTTGCAATTACAACGAGAGTTGACTTTCGCTCAACAACTCCGCCTACTCCAGCAAGCAGCGCAAGAGCCAGCTGAGGAGATTTCGTTTGAGTCGGCCATGCGGGAGATTGCGACCACAAAAGAACGCATCGCAGACGTGACGCAGGAGTTGAGCACACAGCAGCTGAAGCTGGAAAAGCTACAAGACCGATTGCAAAAGTTGGCCTCTGGCGCAAACTCGCTAAACCGAGCCATGCAGGACTTGCAGCAGTCGCTACAAGATGCGCAATATCGGCAATCGGTCCTCAACGAAGCATTACAGCTGGCGTACAACTCCAAGCGATGCTAGACATGGGGGGCGCAGCAGCGGAGCAGGTGCCAATCATCGACGAGCAAGCGAGAACGCTATTGTCGTCGGTGAGCGACTTTGCGTCTGGGACCAGCGCAAAGAGCATTATGGCGATTCAGACCATGGCGCTGACCTTCAAAGTCTCCAGTGCACAAGCCGTGGCAGACGTGCTTGAGAACCTGGGCAAAATACCGAAGGACATCTACACATATCATCACATTGTTACGCTACACGAGGGCGCCGGCGGTGGCGGCGGGACAACGCCAGAGCCGAGACAAAGCGGAGGACCGGTAACGGCAGGTCGTCCATATCTTGTCGGCGAAGAGGGCCCAGAGGTGTTTGTGCCGCGTGTTTCTGGCACGATCGTCCCAAGACTCGGCGGCGATATCAATGTATACGTCCAGGGCTCGGTGGTCACGGAGCAGGAGCTGGCCTCGACGATTCGGGAGATTCTGTTGCGGCGAGGCGTCGCTAGTGGAGGTGCCGGACTGGCATGAGCATGGACCTGAAGGTCGAGATCGCATTTTCCCGCAAACCAACGGAAACGCCGTCATGGTCCGACGTCACGGAATACGTTCGTGAGGAACTGTATATCCGTAGGGGGCGAACAACAGAACTGGAACAACCGCAGGCAGGAGAATGCCGTTTCTTTCTCGACAATCGCGACGGTCGCTTCGATCCCAACAATGAATCAGGGCCGTACTACGGCGAAATAAAGCCACTGCGTAAAGTGCGGGTGAGCGCAAAATCATCCAGCGAAACGATATGGCATCCGATTTTCACGGGCTACGTATCGAATTGGCAGATGACCTATCTCGGCCGAGATGCCGTCGTCGAGGCCACAGCCATCGACGGATTTAAGGTATTATCCCTCACCCGAATCACGGGAACGTTCGAACAAGAAAATACGGGGGACAGAATTGAGGCCATGCTCGAGGCTGCCAATTGGAGCCTCGGCGATGCCTGGATTCTCGAATCGACCAGTAATGGCAAGCTGGGACAGACGACCTATCTGGGACCCGGTAAGGACAATGCGATCAGTCAGGGCAAAAGCGAGATCGCAGAAACCGAGCTGGATGGAGTTACGGCACTGGAGCACATCCTAGATGTAGCAGAGCTGGAAGGAGGATTATTCTTTATTCGCCGGGACGGCGCCGCCGCATTTTACAATCGCCATCAAGTGCTATATGACGCAATGATTCCCGGCATAACGCTGAGCGCCAATAATCCCAGTAGTGGGCTTGAAGATGTATATGTCACGTATAGCGAAGAGATACTGTATAACCGCGTAACTAGCAGCCGCACTGGGGGAGCAACATATACGGCGGAGAACGGCGACTCGCAATTGGATTACTTTGTGCGCTCCCTGGATCGTCGCAGCTTTCCCTATACGACAGATGAAGAGGCGTATCAATGGGCACATTTTTTGTGCAACAAATATGCCGAACCTTCCCTGCGCATTGCCCGGGCTCGGGCGCGAGTGGATGCAGATCTGATCTCATACATGCTCATTCGCCTCGACCTGATGGCAACGATTGTGGTGAAAGCCACACCGCCCGGGGGAGCACATATCAGTCAACTGTCAGCATTACAGGGAATTGTTTGGAGAATCAATAAGCGGGGTTGGTATGCAGATCTATATCTAGCCCCAATCGACACAACGGAATATTGGATTATGTCGCTGAGCGATCTGGAATCCGAGACGACTTTGGCGTTATAGGAGGAGATATGTCCTGGACAGAGCCGAGAACTTGGACTGCGGGCGAATTGGTCACTGCGGACATGATGAATACCCACGTCCGGGATAACCTCAAGTACCTGAAAGACGATCACGCAGATGTGCGGTCCGGCACGGCGGTACATGGGCTAGCAGCCGGGGAATACATTGTCGGTTGCAAGCAGGGAGCGCGGCGGATCGAGTGTAAGACAGGGTCGACTTCTCCCTCGGGCGCAGGGAGCGCTACGGTCACGGTGACGTGGGATAACGCCTTCACCACAATTCATGCTGTTGCCACCAGCGAGGGAGTCAGCGGAGCCGATATCGACCGGGTGCAGGAACTGTCGGTATCCGCTACCCAGGCTTCAAAGGAATATCGAGTAACCGGGGCCTGCTCTTTAACCGTGTACTTTATCGCCATCGGAGAAGATTGATGGTTAGACACTGTATTTTTGTCAGAACTTTGATGGATAAGGACTTAGCGAGGGTCAAAATTGAAAACGGGTACGTGTTATCTGTCTCCAAAGGTTTCTGGCCGGACCTCTTCGGTGGCATCGTCCCCGTCTCTCAATCCAGAATTCCTTTGGCAGAGAACGATCAGTACATCTATCTTTCTAGAAAGGGCTTCATCGTACCTTCTTCCAAACCTCTTCCCTACGGTTTTCGCTTGGTCTCCGGAGGATACCAAGCCCAGGAACACGCAGATTTGTTGGCTTGGAAAGAGGGACAGGATTGGCATGTAAAACACCTCATTGGGAGAGATGCCATTGCTGAGTAGAAGCGGGCCCTTAGGGGCGCTGGAACGCCGAGTTGAGCGGCTCCTATACAGGGTTGAGTTGTTGGAGAGTGCTGGTCCCCAGGTTTGTCGAGTTCGTAGAACAGGCTCCAATGTAACGATTCCCAATGGGACCTGGGTTGCTCTTTCCTGGGATACCAAGGACTTCGATACCGGAGGGTTTTGGGACAGCGCCTCCCCCACACACCTAACCATCCCGGAACAGGGACATTACCAGGTGGGAGGGGCCTGGAGCATTTCGTCGGGGGACCTCTCCTCCGATGCCCGGCTAATAACGATGGTTCGAGTTAATGGGACAGATTACTGTTCCAGTGGAGAACTCCACGCCTTCGCAGGAGAGTTTGCGACGGTTTCCATGGTATCGAAGATCCTGTATCTGTCCAAGGACGACTACATCGAAATCCTGGCTTACCAGAACTCAGGGAGCAGCGTAACCTGGGTTACTGGACTACTAAACTATGCCTGGATCAGGAAACTGTAAACAGCCAAAGGTTTTGGAGTGGGGAGGGAGAGATGAGTAACATAACCTGGCATTTTC